GACTACTGGTGCGTCGCGGAGTGGGAAGAGAAGGGCGATCCGATCGCGACACGAGAGAGCATGGATCAGATCGAAGGCGATCTCGGGCTCGACGTGAAGCGCTGGCTTTGTGACCCCAAGATGGGCGCACAGAACGCCAGCCACACGCGCGAGACGACCTGGCAGCAAGCCTTCAACGACGCGCTGATTCCAGTCGAGTTGGCAGACCCGAGCGGAGTGGGGATCGAGACGATCAACCACCTCCTCGAGCCAGACCCGCACACCCGAATGCCGCGCATGCTCTGGCACCCGAGGTGTTCAGGCAGCATTCAGCACTTCAGCCGGTTCGCGTGGAGCAACTACAAACGCGCTCTGGAGAAGGAGCAGAACCAGAAGCCTGGCGACAAGTACAGCGACTACCCCGCCATGGCCCGCTACCTGGTGAACGCGAATCTCACGTTCGACTTCCTGTCGATCGATGACCACATGATCCGAAAGATCGGAAAGCAGCGGCTCAGCAACTACAAGAGCCGACAAAAGCAACAGAGGGGAAGATCGTGATTCTGGTTCACTGCGATGGGGGATGTGGAAAGACGACGAAGGAAGCGTCTGAGTTTCACGAGATCGGCTTGATCAGAAGCCGTCAATACTGCAAAGGCTGCGAAGAGTCCGTCGCTGAGTACGAGAGATTTTTGGATGCCCTGCACACCGAGATGGCACTGGAATTCGAGGCGAAGATGAGGTCGCTTCGTGACGGGTGGATGCTGGAGCACCCAGAAGGAAGCTTGCCGGATGTCCTCTGATCGACGACGAGATGGGTGTTGTGCCCTCTGTGACGCGCAGGTGTTCGAGTCGATCACCACGCGCACGGAGGGCCACCCACTCGCCGGAGACATTGCCCTGCGCGGAAAGCCAAAATCAGATGCAATTCGCGTGATGCTCGTGTTGATGGATGGATCCGTGAACTACCAGAGCGTTTGTGAGAAGTGCTTGCCATATCTGTCGAACGGGATGGCGAAGCTCTGGAAGAAGAACATGAAGCGCCAGGTCATGGGGATCGGTGCGGAGTACCGGCAGCAGATGGGTATGTCACCACTGAATGATCAGCAGAGAGAATCCGTAGAGGTGGAGGCCCTGCGGATGTTGAACAACCGACCTATTGGCGTCATCGCTGTGCAGCGCTGGCGCGAGGTGATCAAGCGATGAGAGCGAACCCCTTCCATGGCAACCTGGACGACAGCGAGCCCGCGATCGGCGCGCCCACCGGCACGGGCCGCGTGACGCCGGAAGAGATGCGCGCTGCGTTGGGCGCGGAGGGGGAAGAACTGGAGGAGAAGCCTGCAGCCCAGAAGGCCCAGACCCCTGGCCGCATCAAGCGTCGCCGTCTGCGCAAGTTCCCCGACGATTGGAAGACTGCGATTGCCCACCGGGTGGTCGACTTCGCTCGTCGCGACCAGATGGATCGCGTGTCCGAGATGGAGATGCGCCTCCAGCGAAACGCCAAGCTTCGTCAGTGGACGGAGGGCAAGAGCTTCCCCTGGCCGGACGCGAGCGACGTGTCGAACTCCGACATGATGATGGACTCGTTGCGGCAGCAGGACACGCTGCACAACGCGGTCATGCAGACGCGCCCCACCATCACCGTCACCTCGATCGACAAGTCTGGAGAGGAGACGCAGGAGGCGGTTGAAAATCACCTGGATGTCCAACTGTTCGAGGAGCAGGACGGGGAAACATTCGTTGGCGACCTGGCCGAAGCTTTCGTCAACGAGGGGCACGCGACTGTGTTCACCCCGTGGATTCGAGAAGAGCGCAAGGTCAGAACGACGCGCATGTTCGATCCGATCCCGGAGGACTCCACCCCGCGCATCTACTTCACCGAGATCTTGCAGCGAGAGTTCCCGGAGAACGAGATCTTCCTCGACAGTGAAGATTTCTTCGACTGGAAGGTGGTTGATCCGAAGGACGACAAGCACCCGCTTTCGATCCGCTTCTACACCAACGACACAGACCAGCTCGTCGAGATGGATACGATGGCGATGAAGGTCGTCTATGACGGCCCGCGATCGATCGTGAAGTACTGGAAGGAGGTTCTCTGCCCGCAACGCGCGAAGAACCTCCAGCCCCCGAGCCCGAGCAATCCTGGCGGTGCCGCCCATGTCATCCTGGTGGACAAGGTCAGCGTCGACGAACTGATCAAGCTCAAGAAGTCAGGGTTCTATGACCTGCTGACGGACAAGGACATCGAGGCATTCGAGTCCTCCGCCACCGGGCGCACCACCGATCTCGAATACATGGATCAGCAGGACGATGCGTTCGAGGGCAAGGACTCATCGAACCAGCACGAGGAAGATCCTCGCCACCGGATGCTGACCCGGTACATGTGCTTCGACATCCACCCGCTGACTGAGGGTGGTGAACCGGAAGACGTGATCTTCTGGGTGATCGAAGAGACGAGTACGCTGTGTCGGGCGAAGTACCTGACGGAGCAGTACCCGGCCCGCAAGCCGCGCCGCCCGCTCAACGAGGGAACCTTCATCCCGTGGATGGGCCGTCGCGAGGGGATTGGCCTGCCCGAACTCGTCGAGGGCCTCTTCGACATGAAGAAGCAAATCCTCGACCAGGGCATCGATGCTGGGACCCTCGCGAACACACCGTTCTTCTTCTACAAGCCCTACTCCACGCTGAAGCCCGAAGTGCTCACCATGGCACCTGGCGACGGCATGCCGCTCCAAGAGCCGACCAAGGACGTGAAGCTCGCCGACTTCCAGGGGCGTGGTCAGGAGTTCATGTTCAACGCGGTTGCGACGTTCGATCGCATGCGTGAGCAGCTGACCATGCTGGGAGACATCCAGCGCGGTGCGGTGCCTACCGGCAAGTCGAGTGCGCTGCGCACGGCGGGCGGCATCAATCAGTTGCTGCAGCAGGGCGAGGCCAGGCCCGAGCGCATCATCCGGCGCTACATGTCTGTCCTGCGCGGTGTGGTCGAGTGGATGCACGAGCTGAACGCGACGTTCCTGTCGGACGAACGCAAGTTCCTGGTGGGCACTGCGACGCCTGGCATTCCGAGACAGCGCGTCACGCGCGACATGTACACGACCCAGAAGCAATTCAGCTTCAAGGCGAACATCCTGAACAGCTCTCGAGCTGCCCGCCAGGAGAGCCTGGAGAAGCAGATCCAGGTGTTCGTGCAGCCGCTCGCGCTCTCGCTCGGCGTCATCCAGCCGGACGGCGTGTACCGACTGTTCCGCGACTGGGCGAAGGTGCATGGGTCGACGGATCCGGGTCAGTACCTCTCCCCGCCGTCACCGCAGGCAGACATGATCCGCATCAATGCGGACGACGCGTTCCGCCAGATCCTGGAAGGGATCATCCCGTTCGGCAAGGCGGCTGAGGGAGCGGTGCGGCACCTGGAGCGACTGGAAGAGCTGTCGCAGACGCCGGTCGAGAACGTGGTCAACGGGATCACGAAGAAGACGCCTGCGATCGAGATGCTGGGAAGTGTCGAGATGCAGATCTTCGCCTTGTACATCAAGCGGGTCGAGCAGGAGGCGCGTGCAGAGCTGGCGGCACAGGCTCGCCAGGAGGCTGCCGCAGGGTTGCAGCAGCAGATTGGAAACAAGAACCTCGGCGGTCGCCCCGCCGATGGTCAGGCAGGTGACATGTCACAAGGTCAGGTCGGCCAGGGCCAGCTGATGGACAAGTCACTTCCCAGCGAGAACAGGTGATTCGATGGCCACCAAGAAGAAGAGCGCGAAGAAGAAGTCGTACCCGAAGATCCAGGATCCCAGAGCAGCCGGAAGCAAGAAGGAGCGCGAGCGCTTGCTGAAGGCAGCAGCCGTGCGCGAGCAGGCCATGGACATGCAACGCCGCCGCCGCAATCCGAAGTCGAGTTCAGGCGTGACGCAGGGGCGTCCGCATGCGAAGAGAGTTCGGTGATGGCAAGAATCACAGGGAAGGCTTCGGGAAAGAGGAACAAGCCCGGATCTGACGCATACAAGAAGGCAAAGAAGAACTCCGCTGCGCGCGTTCGCCTTGGGACAGAGATCGACTACGAAAAGAAGAAAGGCAGGCGTGCGCACCCATTGAAAGAACTGGCGCTCGACCTCCACAACTTGAACGCAGTCGATGATGCCCGCACGCGTGCTCGCAAGAAGAAGTCGGCAAGGAAAAGGAAGAAGTGATGGCAAGCTTCGACACGATCGACGACTACAACGACTGGCAGAAGCTGAAGGACAAGCGCAAGCGTGATCGCGTCGAGCGCAAGCGTCCCGTGCTGGAAGAGGCAGCACAGGCTGCTGTCCATTCATCGCGACTGACCGGCGACAAGATGTGGGACGTGTTCCTCCAGCAAGTCCAGGCGAAGATCGACGCAACGCAGCAGATGATCGACGTGGTGACCGTGGACTTCTTCACCGCCACCACCATGACCTCGAACGAGCTGCGTGAGTGCCGAGAGGCTGGCATCAAGCTACGCGCCAGGGTCCTCTCGCTCACGGAAGTCATCCAGATGCCCTACGAAATTCTGAACGCAGGGGAGGATGCGCGTGGCCAGCTTGGCAGTCTTGATCACGACGCCGAAGACGCGGCTAGTTGAACTCCGGTGTGCCTGTGGGCGGTACCGCGGAGAGTTCGGGGT